ACTGAGAAGGGTGTGCTCCTTCCTGACTCAGTAAAAACAACAGAAATATCTGATACTATACAATCATTATTCGGAATCAATGCTGCGGAATTTCAAACTCTCCAAGTACGTGATCTAGTATACTACATGCTGCTCAACAATGATTTAATTAAATCATTGTTTTTCCTCATTCTCACCTTGCCGACATCAGTAGGTGGGAAGAATTCAAGTCTGATGATCAATGACATACTTTCAGGCCATTCTGATGGGTTTCACAAACAAATACATTATCTACATCAATGGTTACATTTTGGTAAAGGTCAACCCGTATGGATACAGGACATAATGAAGCATGCATTGCGGGTTCCCACTAATGAGATTGGTCAACATCAAGTCACTGAACTCTGCATTTCGACGTGGCCAACAGTCAATTATCCCAAGAATATCAACTCACTAATAACAAAACGAATCAAGGGGGTAATATCTCATAGGTGTGTGAATCGTGCCATCTTGAAACTCTTATCTATGGATCAGCATCGACAAGACTTCCAAAAGAAAATTGCAGATCTTGCAAAAGATGATTTACAACCTAGAGTGCTTCAGTTTTACACAGAAAATAGCTCTTTCCATATCCTAGATATCCTGATCAAGAAAATAGAAACATCTTCTGGATTCTGTTCATTGATTCCCAAATTGTCACAATTCAGAAAACAGATTACAAAGAATGAGCTTCTTAATATTGACAAAATGTTCCGAATGGACACTGGATGGTTTCCTGACTTATCATCAAAAGCAAATGTCCTTAATGAATTGGTACAGAGGAGAGATATGATGCTACCAAAACCATTAATCAGGAATGTAGAAGAGCCACTATACGATCATTTATTGACAACAGATGGACCTAAAAGAGGTACACTTATCGTCATACCTGGATCTGTTAAGACATATGAGAATGGTCTACATGTAATGAAACCACCCGTCTTTGGGAATGAGGCATTATACAAAGGAGAATTAGTCTCTACCGATTCACATTTCCAGGGGATAGAAGAGGTCTTATGTGCAAGGTTGGGATCCGTTACCAGATGGATGTTAAACAAGAGCAACTACCCGACATCACGCTATTTTGATGGAAGATCTCCATTATATATCGGATTGTGTGACTTATCGCTATCTACAATTGTGCCTTATACCTTCAGGGATATTTTCACCTATATACCATTAAGTACTAAGGGAGAGATCTTCCACAGGATACCAAATATGAGGTACAAGACAAGTGCTGTGATTAGATCATTGCCAAATAGTATAAATCTATATAATGTGAGTGTAAATCA